TATTGCTATTCTAGCAAGTTGTTCTACAACGTAAGTTGCAAAACTTTCAAATTCTAATTTTCCAGTTTTTAAACCATCAACAATAGCATCTTCAAACTTTTTCATTGTATTGACTGCTGTTGTTTGCATTGTTTTATCTATGTCTTCTAATGTAGCTACAAATACTTGTAAAGGATTGAGGTTATCAACCATACCTGATTGAAATGACTCAAAGAATTCATTAGATGATAATGTTCCGTTTTCTACTGCCTCAATTAATTCGTTTATAAATGTAAGAGAACTGTCCCCACTAGGATCATATTCAAGCTCTTTATTCATTTCCATTAATGATTTTGCTACCCTCATTATTTCATCATTTATTTCGGCATATCCATCAAAATGTTTTCGTCTTGACATGCTTAAATAAACTTGCGAATTTGAACGCATGGCTTTAGTTAATTCATCTAAATATTCTTTTTGATCTATAAATGCAGCCCTTGCTTTATCACTTTCTGTAACTATATCTCCAAACATCATTTTGCCTAATCCTGACATTTGAAATTTAACAAATTTCATACGCAATGAATCAAACATATTACTAAAAGATATAATTACGTTTTTTATAGCCTTTAAAACAGAAACAGATATAGATTTACCCAAGGCATCAAATCCACCAGCAGCATCTTTGTTAGCGGTTATTGTTGCTCCAATTTTTTCCGCTATTAGTTGTAACGCTGGAACAAATGCTGAAGTTATATTATTTGCAAATGCACCTACCTGTAATTTTATTACCGATACTGTATCATTAAATTTTTCAACACCTTTGATAGTATCTCTATCTAATATAATTCCTAGATCATTTGCTCTATCAATAAATGTTTGCAGACCATCAGCACCATCTCTAAAGATTTCACTAAATTGTATTCCTGCTCTACCAAATAAATTAGCTAATGCTGTAGCTCTTTCAGCTTCAGAGCCAAGCTCACCTAACCCCTCAGCTACATCAAATAATATTTCTTCATACGTTCTAAGTGTTCCATCTTGATTTTTTATTTCTACACCTAGGTCTCTAAATATATCAGCTTGAGTTTTAAGTCCTCGACCTGCATCACCTATTGATCTAGCAAATTTCTCTAAGCCTTTTTGAGTTTGTTCTATAGTAGTCCCTGACTCAATAGCAGCCAATTGAAATGCTTGCAATGTATCAGTGGCAATACCTGTTCTTGATGCTGTTTTGCCAAGAGTATCAATATAATCAAATGATTTTTTTGTAAATAAAGCTATACCAATAGCGGCACCAGTAGCAGCTAATCCTACTTTGCCTATAGCCATACTGGCTTTACCAGCTACAGAGCCAACACCTGCCAATCCTTTGGTTACTTTGTTAAAAGCAGCTTTTGTTTTATCTACCGCTGTTAATTCAAACTTTACTTTTTTATTTGCCATTTTTTCTTTTTTCTTCAGCTAACTCTAGGTAAGCTATCCATCCTTGATATTCCTGGACACTAATTTGCTGTATTTCTTGTAAAGTCTTGTTAAGTCTTTCAGCTAGTGCATATTGCACATATAAATTAGTATCCTTTATTAGTTTTTTTTCGTTTCCTCAATAGGTTCTTGACCCATGATTTGTGTAGCAACGCTTACCAATATCTCTCTATCAACACTATTTAATAAGGCATTTTTATCACCTAAATCAAACAGCTTGTCTCCATTTTCATCTAATGCTTTATATATAAGAACATAAGCCATCATCGTTAAATCGTCTTCTTTACTCATTTTATAAAGTTTAGAAGTTTCAGCCAACGTCAATGGCTTACTGAATATTCTTAGAGGTTTATCATCTTCACCCCATTCAGGCACTTCGATTACTTTTACATCTTGCTCTGCAAAATGCTTTTTTGCGTTATCTATTACTGACATATTATTAAGCTGTCGCTAATGTAAGAGCAGATTTGCCTTGTACAGATATAGATGCTTCAACCATACCATCGAATGATGATGAAACACTTAAACCAGTAACAATAGCTGTTCCTGTGTAATACTTATCACCAGTATCAGCTCCTTCAACATAGAACTTTAAAGTAACTTCTGTGCTAGGCTGTAATGCTTGTTGTGCTGTATCTGATTCATCCCAAAAAACATCTATGCTTCCTGAGAAAGAAGTTAAACTTGGTAGATAGTCTCTAAAACCATCACCCATAGTTGTTACCTCAATAGTATCAGAAGTTTCTTCAACAGAATAAGACTTAATTTCAGCTATTGCATCTGTTCCTACATGAACAGTACCTTCACTTCCTTTATGTATCGCCATTTTCTTTTACCTCGTCTTTCGACTTTTTCTTGGAAGAAGGTTTAACTTTGTCTTGCGACTGGATTGCTTCTTCCTTCCAACCCATATTCTTAAATGACTCAACTTTTAAAGGTTGAGCTATTACTGAATTTTTACCATTTGGACTAATTAGTTTCATAATTATCTCCTATTATACTGCCACATCAGGATTGGTTTCCTGAACATAGTAGTTTGTTAAAAAAGTTAGAGTTACATAACCTACTGGCTGTTCTCCATCTCCTGTGTATTCTATTTCAGTTGATTCAACATAAGTATCTTTTGCTAAACCACCCAATGTTCTATCAGCAGAAATTGCTTCTTCAACTTCTTTGCTTATTGTATCAATAGTATCATCAAAGTTGCTAGTTGCTTTGCAATATGCTTCAACAACTACCGCTAGTTCTCTACTCATAACCCTGTCAACACCTATTACTATAGGCTCAGATGTTTCAGATTTTGTGTAGATAACTAATGATGGCAAAGTATTATCTTGCAATGTATATACCCTAGACTCATAAACATTAGTGCCGGTTGTTGCAAGCCCTGTTAATGCGGTTCCAAAGTATTCCCTAATCTGTTGTCTTACATGATTAGCCATTATTGAACCTCAAGTATCAATGAGGTAACCCCAAGGTTATCATTTTCAAAATTTATAATTTTATAATTTGTTGCTGATTTTATTTGAGTGCCATCTAAATTATTTATAGCAGGTGCTGCTAATAAATCTCCGAAAGCAATGTTTGGCACGTCTGTTGTTTTAACTTGGGCAACCGGAGTAAATCCTTGCACAGGTAATCCAGCTGTATCAATATCTACGTACTCTTGATTTAAAATTGCATTAATAGAAGATGATGACCCTCCGGTTGGAGTATATGTTACTTTTATACCATGCCCGAAATCAGCATCAAAGTACCCATCAAAATCTCTATCAAATTCCATTGACATAATTAGTCTTTAGATTTTGTTTTTAAAGTTTTTGTTTTTGAAGTTTTTAAACCTACGCTTCTATTTTCTTTTTTTACTTTAGGTTTTTCAACATAAACTTCAGCTTTATTGTATGAGCATAGCTCAATACCAACGTGCTCTGGGAGCTCTATAACGTCTCCTGCGCATACTTTTTTGCCTAAGGCTATTGTATCACTAGTTATTAAAAATTTTTTCATATTTAAGATAGGGGCATTGCTGCCCCCATTCCATTTAAGCATCGACTAATTAGTCGCTTGATTTACAGAAAGATACTGCATGTCTTACAGCTACATCTAAAGTTTGTAGAGCAACAATTCGTACCCCACCTGATGTGCTAAGAGCATACGGATCAACTGTTATATCAAGACCGCCATAAAGACCAATTAATAAGTCTGCAAAGTTACCAAAGTAGTAATCACCTGAAGTAACTTGGTTTGATCTAACAACATCATATCCATTAATGTTTCCATCTGGACCGACTATCATTTGACCAAATCCACTTGCTTTATCAACAGTTTTTAGGTTACCCCAATCTGCAGGTCTAGCTATATATCTTAATGACCCTGTTAAAGCGTTGTCATTTGATACAGCAGATTCCATTGCAACTAGCTCTGCAAATGTAGGCACGGCAGCGGCAAATGTTGTAGTGTTAATACCTGAAGTATTAGCAATACCAGTAGGTTGGCCACTTGAACCTGAACCAGTTAAAGCACCTAAGTCAATTGCAGTAGCAATAGAAGCACTTAAGTCATTTCTTATTAAGTTTTCAACATCTAAAGAAGACTGCTGAAGCATTAATCTTGAAGCATCTGTAAACGCGCCAATTACTTTTGGAGACATTGTTACTGAACCTGTAGTAAATTCACTTTCAGCAGCAGCAGCGCCTTCAGTTGCAATCCAAGCAGCAGATGAAGCACCTGTTTTCTTTGGTATTACAATATTTCCTTGCAATCCGCGTAAGGTCGTCGCTCCGGCTTGCATAACGCTTGAAGAGTTTCTTAATACATCAATAAAATCACCAGCTCTATAATCTTCAGATATAAGAGTTGAATCATCGGATGTGTTTAAGTCTCTTTTACCCCATGCTCCTAAAACTTCTGCAGGAAGCATAATGCCTTGAGCTGTTTTACCATACTGTCTAGCAGCTTCATCTGAACATTCAAATTCAAATTTAGCAGCTTCTTGAGCTTTTCTATCTGAAGGATTTGCTAGTGCATTAATTGCTCTAACTAAAGAGAATTCTCTTACTTCTTCTTTGCTCATACCGATTTCAGCAGTATCTAAAGGTTTGTCATTGCAAATTTCATTTAACAATGCACCTCTAAATTCTTCTACTGAAACACCGTTTCTAATAGCGTCATCAGCTAAATCTCTTTTGTTATGCTTAACAGCTAAATCAATGATTTCTTTCGAATTTCTTTTGAATTCAGCTTTAGCTTCCTCAAGAGTCTGGCTTCTGACTTCGTCAAGATTAATATCTTGTTTTTTTTCTTCTGTCATAATAATACCTTTTTTTAAGTTAGCAGAACGACCAACACCAACAAGTCGCGACTGATCTGCCGGCACAGAAACACTGGATACCTCCATTGGAGTCCAGGCTGCGCGGTAGTAGTCTTCATCGCCGTTGTTATCTCGTTCTAATTTATTTACTCTATACCCAACACTTATATTCATTCGAATACCGTCTTGAATATCCTGAAAAACTTCTTGAGCAAGAGCTGATCTTCCCAATCTTACTACTGCTATTGTCTTTTTAGCAGTCTCATCAAGTTTAAATTCTTCTATAACTCCAATCTGTTTAGTCATATCATGATCTAACAAAAACGGAGCCCTACCTGAAGATATAAATTGCATATCTATATCTTTTTGCTCGTGGCTTAAAACTTCTAAGCCAAATGAGCGTTCAACCGGTTCTTCAGAGCTTACGCCAATTCGAACAAGTCTTTTTTCTTCATCAATATAAGATGCTTTTGATAAATCAATTGTTCTATAATTTATAGAAAAATCAATATCGCGGTTATCTTCGTCTTGATCTGAAGATGCTTCTAATTCAATAGCATCATCTTCTTGTTTTACATCCTTATGCTTCTCAAACTCAACCACAACTGTGCTATCTGTTTCAGTCACATTAAGGATATGTCTATCTTCTTTTAACATAGATTCCTCCTTTAGGTTTGTTAATAAAGGATGTTTTTCCGACCCGTTAAGGCCAAAACTTTTTTCATTTTTCATTTGATTAACTAATTTTCTTGACCAGCTATAACCTGCGTCCCCGCCCCATAAGCCCCAGGCAATTCTGCCATTGCTAGGAAAGCCGTCTTCACCAGGTCTAAATCCTTCTGCTTTTTTATCAACCTCATGTCTAGAAAAATAACTATACATTCTTTTGATCGTGCTGTCGGACAAGTCAACACCGTTAACAATTTGATTTGCTCGTGTAACGCCAATACGCGTTCCCCCTCTACCAAATTCTTTACGCCAGTCTAATGCTCTTTGAGCGTCTTCTTTCATTCCTTTAGTCGGTATCGTCATTATTTGACCCTCCTTTAATTTCGGGTTCAATTGGCATTTTTATTCCAAATGGCTGGAATGCTGTTTTAATCCCGTACTGCTCAGCAAGTTTTTGTTCTCTTTCGTGCTGTTCGTATAGCTCTTCAACATCACGCCCGTAATTAGATTGAACATCTTGATATGTTACAAGGCCGGCTTGCATACCACTTATTGACGCATTCATTTCTTTTTGTGGGTCTACCCACTGGAATGATCTGCCAATAAAAATTGTATTATTTGCAAATTTTTCATATTTACCCATTGGTAATGGTCCACTCGCCTCGTCTCCCATCATAATAGCGCCACTTGAAATAGCCATTTCAAGCCACTTTTCAAACACAGGCCGCATAAAGTGATCAACTACAAATCTTTGATATAGCTTATACATTTCTCGGTCTTCTAAAGCGCCTGCTCTTAAAGAACTATAATTTACAGAGCTTAAATCATTTGTTAATGCGTGATATGAAATATTTAATCCTGAAGCTATTCCTCTTAATACCTGGGTTGTAAACGGGCCAAAAGCTGTAGCCGGATGATCGGGATCAAAACTTTTAAAATCCATGCCAGCTGGTAACTGCTCAAAGCTGCCAGCGGATGCTTCCATAATAGGAGTGTACTCATCTTCGTAACCTTCGCCTATATAGCCATCACCGTCCGGGCTTGTAAAGAATCCCATTTTAGCTGCTGAAACGCGAGCCGCTGTAATTTCAGCTTCCATATAGCCATTAAGCATTTTTATCTGAGGCATAGCAGAAGCAGTCATAGGGACTCCTCTGGTCTGCTCTGCTCGTGTCGGCATGTAAGCGTGTATGATTTCCTCAGCTGGAACTCTTATGTGCTCTTTAGGCGACTGATATGTATTATCATACGGATGATTTTTAAATAAATAATATGCAACAGGCTTATCAAACTTGTCTACCTCTACGCCCATTTTAATTTTATTTTTAGTTTTTGAGTTAACTCCGTTTTTCTGCTCATCTAAATGATCAGCTTCAAGAAATTGAATTTTATATTTGTATTTAGTATCAGTTGGCGTAGCGTGTCTTATTAAAACTTCTCCGTCTCGCATTAACGCTTCTACAAATAATTTTTGACAATCTAAAAATGATTGCCTGCCATTAAGCGTGCAATTCCCCATTTTTGCCCAATTTTTAAATTCACGCTCAATAGTTTGATTGCCTAATATGTCTAAATCGCCTTTAGGGTTTCTTGCTTTAACGCTTAGCCTAATACCATTTGCTCCAATGATATTGCTTATCATTAAATTTAAGTACCTGGTAACATACGAATCATTTCTTGCTAAATCTCTACTGCGATCTCTTAAAATTCTTAATTGATCTTTTATTTCAGAATCCGCTGAAGTATTTGCAGCTTGAAAGTCCGCAAATAGTCTGCCGGTATTAGCACCTGCATATCTACGAGTAGAAGATACTTTTTTTAATTTTTTTTTGTTTGTAAATCTGTTATACCAGGCCATAGTTAAAACCTTGCCTTTACTGAATTACCAGAGGCTGTTTTATTTTTAATTCGAGCTTTTTTAATTTCTTTTAAATATTCCGCTTTATATCTGTCTCTAAAAGTCATGATCTCATCGATAGTCATTCTTGATAACGACCTTCCAGCTATAGACATAGAAGACTGATCAATTGATGCCCTGCCTTGTATTACAGCCTCTAACGCATCAAGCACTTTTTTTGCGTGTGTTCTTACGTCGGCATTAGTATCAGCAAAATTAGGATTTAAAAGCATGATTCCATTATCTACAATTGACCTAGCGCTGTCACTCGTCCGGGTGATGTATGCATTCCATTTATAAGTATGTGCATTGTAATTGGCCGTAGTAGCAGCAGGCACTTCAATATAATAAGTGCTATCTGCTTCTGTTGCATTAATTGTAAATTGATGGTTGCCACCGCCTCCTGAATCACAATGAAATTCATAAGATAGCGAATAAGAACCGACCGGGTAATCAATAGCGAGGTCGTCTTTTTTCCACGCCCAGGTATCACCTACGACCAACTCAAACGGTTCGTTTGATGCGTAGTCCGCTCTATTAAAAATATTAGCCATAAATTAAAAATATATCTATACCCGATTATAACGAATATTTATAATAAATTGTAAGATATGTTTAAAATTTATTTTTATGTAATTTTATATAATTTATATTACTTTTAGCTAGTAATTCTGTTGAGGTTTTAAAACTTTTAACCCACTTATCTTTAGGCGGTTTCGGCGAATACGTTACCACTTCTTTTATACCTACTTGAATAATACCTTTTGCACATTCATGGCACACCTCTAAGCCATACACAAATAATGTTGACCCTTCTAAGGATATCCCATTTAGTGTGGCATGGTATATACAATTCATTTCAGCATGAATAATATATTGTTTTTTTAATTCTGAGTTTTCATATATGTTGAGCGTATCATTAAACTTTTTAGGAAATCCGTTATAGCCCTGTGATAATACTTGACCTTTTGAACCTATAGCAACAGCACCAACTTTAACTGAAGGGTCTTTAGACCAGCTAGCAAACTTTTTTGCTAATTCAATATATTTTAAATTCCATGCATCAGAATAATTAGACATTAACTTTTAATTTTTGTACTGCATTATGTTTATAACTTGATATTAAGAAATCATTATTATAAATATTATCAATATTAGCTTGATCATTTAATTTTACATTTGGTGGGTTAAATATTTCAAGCGTATCAATAGTTTTTGCAAACTGCAAATGATTATTATAGATATGCGCGTCGCCTAAATTAAATATTAGTTTATGAGGAGTTATATCTAATTCATTAGATAAAACTAACATTAATAATGCATGAAACAAGACATCCGAAGGAAGTCCCACCATTACATCAGACGAGCGCATATTGACTAGTAAATTTAAATTATTCTCGTGAATTAACAATTGAAAACCGTGAAAACATGGTAATAAAGCCATTTTATTAGCATCAATCGGATTCCAGGCTGTTACATACAACCTTCTTGATTGAGGATTCTTTTTAGCTTCGCTAATTACATTTCGTAACTGATCTATTTTAAACCCCGAATAATTTCTCCACTGATAGCCATATATAGGCCCAAGGTTTCCATCATCCTCAGCCCAGGCGTCCCAATAGTTACAACCCAAACTTTTAAAGTCATTAACATTTGTATGGCCTCTTAGGAAAGCTAATAGCTCGCCAATAACGCCTTTATAAAATATTTTTCTATGCGTTAATAAAGGAAAGCCTGCTTTAAGATTTAATTCTAAGTTAGCACCAAATATACTTTTTGTACCAACGCCTGTTCTTTCTTTATCCCTATTAACGCCTTGAGTTAATACTTTGTTAACTAGATTGAAATATTGCTTTTCATTTTCCATTTTGTTTTTTTAAGTAAGCTCCGTAAAAACTAGCATAATTAATTAAATCTAATACCGAATCATAGCTAGATTCAAAGTTAGGTTTCTTTTCGTCAAACGCTATCGATTCTAAACGCTTTACTTTTGTTTGAATCATTTGCAAATATGAATGATGCCCATACGGAAAATATTCTTGCTTAGCTTCAGAATCTTTTGAGTTGTAATCTTCGGCTTTTTGTTTTTGTAAAGCTGCCGCTTCGCTTAATACTGAATGCATGTTTTACTCCTTATTTAAAAAATCTAATTTACCTACATTATCAAAATGTTGAGGAGCTTGCCAGCCTTCTGGTTTTACAAGATCGGGCAATCCTAAAGGATTCGGCCTGCTATCTTTAACTCCTATTTCTTTTTGCATGTTTGCATGATGCACACGCTTCCATGCTGTTTTAATATCTACATCAAACGCATCAAGAGAGCCTAGCGCAATTACAATGATATCTATAAAAGCATCAACTACTTCATCGGGCTCTTCATTGTTAATAGCTTCAAACAATTCTGTTAATTCTTCTTGAATAAACTTAGCTCTAAATTCAAGATAATGTAATTTTTCATTATCAGATGCTTTGCTAATAAACCGGTATATTTTGTAATACCGGTTTAATTTTTTAATATCGCCAATCATTTTTTATTAAAATCCGCAATAACTTTTTTATTTTCTTTAACCATAAAATTGTAAGCGTCTTGCTTGTTATTAAAACGAAAATGTTTAGGTACTTTATGTTTAAAAGGGTTCATACCTTTAACAAAAAAATGTGTATAAGAGGCCGATGGTCCTCCAAGCACATACCAAGTATAAGCAGGGTTTTTTACATATGGATTATTTTGTATATTCATAATTAACTCCTTAAATTATGTTGTTTGTTTATAAGATAATTATATCAAATCATATATAAATGTATACCTTTTTATATGTTTATTTCCAATCATTTACCCAATTACGCCTTTGATTAGCTCTAAATGAATTGTTTTTAACATTTTTTGTATGCTCCGCTTGCGTTGATTTGTTTTTATTAATTAATTGCTCTAAGCGGTCATAATTCGGTTGCAGTATATACAAAGCGGCCAATCCATAAACAAATGTATCAAGCGCTTCATTACGCGTTGTCTTTTTAACCCATTCAAACTTTTTAGCCCCTTTAAAATATTTAATAACTCTTTTTTCAGAAGTTAACTGACGAAAATATTCCTCATCAACTGTAGCTGGAAAGTGTATTGTTTTTATTTCAGATTTTAATCGAGTATAAATTGCTTCTTTTGCAGTATCAGAACCAACAGGGTAAAGTATATGTCTTGACCGGCCAATAAAAGATGGTCGCCCTGCTACTGGCTTATTGCTTTGTGACTGACCTTTAATAGCAAATACTTTTCTATGTACACGTTTTGAAGTAAACGCATACACTTGTTGTGTATGATGGCCGCCGGAGTCAACACAAGCGCATGCAATTCTAAGAGGTTTATCATCTTCTCTTTTAAATGTTGTTCCTAAATATGTATCTAAATCTTTCCAAACAACATTACTTGAGGGGTCCCCAAAAAATACGCGATAGTCTAAAACCCAAGCTTCGTTGTTTTTACCCCAACCTATTGTTTGGGCTTCGAGTCTATCCCCCTGTACATCAACACCGGCTGTAATTAATAAAACATTGTTTGGAATATTTGAATAGTCGTACTCTTCTCGTTGATTCATTAATGAGCTATGTTCAATACTTTCACCCGGATCATCAAACGTTTTACCTAAAGCAGTATTGACCCATGTCTTTAGCATTTCAGGCTGACTCTTAACAGCATAAAAATCAACAGCCATATCTTTCCATGTTCTCCACGGTGAATATAATTCGGATATATGAAATCCTGCTGTTTTCTTTGTTTCTTGCGTTGCAACCCATTTGCCTCGAGATAACATCCACATTTTTTTAGTTTCCGAGATAATACATTCGCAATGCTTGCAAGTATATTCTGCTGTTTCAGGCTTTTTAGATTCCCAATGTATTTGCTCCCAATCTAAAACCTGGTATTCGTTACATTCAGGGCACGGGACATTATAATATCTTTGGTCTGACTGCTCAAACGCAATTTCAATTCTTGATAAGCCTTTAATTGTTGGGGTTGAAGTAATAAACACTTTTCGATTCCAAAACGTTGTAGTACGTTTTACCGCTAGGTTGATCGGGTCTCCTTCTGCACCAGCGCTAGGGTCATAACGATCTATTTCATCGCAAAGCAAAATTCGTATTGGTCTTGATGCTAATCCTGCTGCTGAGTTTGACCCGACGATATTTATATTACCTCCCGGGAACTGCTTAGATAAAACTGTGTTAGAACTATCTTTACTTCTTGGGTCTTTAACTTTAGCTCTTAACCTATCGCAATCACGAATCATATTAGCTAGCCTGTCTTTACTCCAAGCTTGAGCCATTTGCAATGTTGGTTGTAATACTAAGCACGGGCTAGGGTCTTGATCAATATAATAAGCCACTATATTGTTTAATATTTCAGTTGCGCCAACCTGCGCACTTTTCATAAAAACAATAGTATGAATTTTAGGATCATTAACAGCATCCATAATACCTTTTTGATATGGTGCTCGTGATGTTTTCCACATACCTGCTTCCGCTGATGACTCGGGCGAAAGCGTTCTATACTGATCAGCCCATTCTGAAACAGTTAAATCAGGCGGAGGGGTCCACGTCTTTTTTGTCGATAAGAGTATTCTCTCTATATTCTCTTGGTATTGGGTCATTTGCTAATTCCTCTAATGCCTCATATATTGAATTCTTTATTATTTTTTCTACCTCATTAAAATCTTCGCTAGCTAAAACTAAATGACTTACTTTATTTGGTATTGTTAACAGCTTACCACGGCAATTAGCAGCATAACTTACCCAGGTTGATTCTACTTGATCGGTTGGTATTAGCTTTCCTTCTATAACAGCCACATCTAGCTGCGCTTTCTTTGCTTGGGCGGCTGTAAGCTTAGTTTTTTCCTCTGTAATATCTCCTGTGCCATCTTTTAATGTATATCTAGCCTTTTGTTGCAACTCTTCTATATAAGATTGTCTGCAATGATCTAAATCAAGCGGATTTGGGCCTGGTTTTGGCTTAAATACGCCTTTTTCAACTAATTTGCCAACATTTTGGACCGACATAAACAAATGCTCGGCTACGTCTTTTCTACTTGCCATAATCTAAAATTAAACTCAATGTACGGAACGAGTGTCTAATAAAACCCCGTGAGCGAATAACCGCGGCGGTCATATTCCACAGAGTACCTGTTGTTTTGGAACTTATGCTTAAAATCAAAGTGAACCCCTTATACTATAGCTGTGCAAAGTAATTATTGGAATCAAGTAGCATTTAGCATTGTTAACTTTTATATCTTTACAATCTTCTCGTAAGATACACTCAATGATTTTTATAGGTTTAATCCATAAGAATCCAGAGGCTGTATGTATACACCAATAGCTAGCTTTAGTTGTAAGTATATCTCCTGGCTTATTATTACGCTCATACTCGATAATAATATTATTTGTTTGCTCAGACTTTTTATCGTATTTAACTTCAACGCTTTTATGTAACTCGGGCACCCATATATCGTAGTCAACGAACTGCCCCTCTATACGCGTTGCTAACGGGTATTTTCTTTTTAAGGTTTTTAAAACTTTTTCTTCGTACTCTATGCCCATGTTTAATAATGATTGAAAATTCATTTAGCTTTGTACCCAGCTTTTTTAATATAATAATTTGCAATCTTTTCATATTTAATTGGGTATAACTTATTTGCTGCGCTTGTAGCCACTCGATAAAATGGAAATATAGGATTATATTGTGGATTGGTTTCAAACCTATGAATAATTTTTACACCTTTTTTAGTTGGCTCCCATACGCCATAAATACCTTTAATTGTATCTTTAAATTGTTTGCCTTTAACAACACCAGATTTTCTACCAGGTATATTGCCGTACTTATTAAGCTTAGCATTTACAGTTGGAACAGCTGTATTTATTACTGGTCTTACTCCTCCGACTATGTTTCTGTGTATAAATTCCTGAGCCCAGTCTCTAAATGTAATTGTTGATTGAAGTTTATTTTTTTTAGCAAATTCAACATAAACACTTTTTAAAGTTTGCGGTCTCGGCCTGTCAAATGATTTACGCATAGACGCTTGTTCAAGCTCTTTAATTCGTACTGCTGTTTCATTTAAAGCTATGCGTGTAACATTCGGTATATCAACTTTTTGAAACTTTTTTAACTCTTTGTTAAATTCTTTTATATTGCTTTTAACTGATACTTTCATATTTTTTTATTTGCCCTCGTAATTTATATGTTGCGCGCTTAGCATTAAATATAGTTTGATCTATTGCTATAAGTAATTCGTCAATATAAAAAATTATAACATCTTCTTTGCTTTTGTATCTTTCGTATGCAATCGGCATATCATCTTCGTTGACGCAAATAATAATTTGTTTATTTGTAACAGGATGATTACTTAATATAAATTCTGGTGATAACTTATTATAGCCTAAGTCTTTAGCATCTTTTATTAATGCTTCATAAGCTCTTATCATCATATTATTTAACTCAATCTTATTATGTGTTAAATATGCGTTTAAGTATTTTGCCTCGGCTCTTTTAAACCTCATGAGAAGCTCTGGAGATATTAACTGTAAAATTCTTTGTTTACCCCACTCTTTACTTATTTTGTTTTTTATTTGATTCAATTCTAGCAATGACTTATTTAATTCTTTCTTAAGTTGCTTTGCTTTAAGTTCTTTTATTTTGTCTTCTTTATAATTCATAGTTACATTAATAGTTACATATTAGCAAAAGGCGACTTCTTAAAAAGTTACATGAGTTACATATACCTAAAGGTATATGTATGTAACTCAAAATGTAACTCTTTTTTCTTTGAAGTTTGAAAAGAAATGTAACTAAAAAGTAACTAATGTAACTAATTATGTAACTAATTAATATCATCGTACTTTTTAGCTTGATAGCCTTTGCCTTGTTCATAATATATTTTATTATCATCCTTCAATCTTTTTAGCCTTTGTTTAACAGTAGACTCCTTTAAATCACGCTGCTTACGTATTACTTCGCTTTGTGTAACCCAAATAGATATAGGGTCAACATCTTCAGCCTCAGCTTTTTCTGCTTGTATTTCAGCAATAGCTACAATAGTTTCATCTGTTTTTGAATCTTTTTCTTTAAAATCATCATATTCAGTTTTAACTAAAACGCCAGAAGTTAAACCCGGATAGTTAAGCAAATCAATTTCTCTAAATTTAAAAAACTTAGGATTCATCGGCTTACCGTCTTTTATTAAAGTTTGTGTAAATTCAACCCTCATTTCCTCGCCCTCGTCTTTCGGTCGTTTAACTGCAAACTCTGCATCAACTGCAGCTGGAAGCACAGAAGAGCCACGAGCTCGTCCAGAACTACTATGCCCTGTATGATGTATCAAAGCTATACAGCAACTAAACTCAGACTTTAAATGATCCACACGTTCAATAAATCTATTCATATCTTCAGTGCTATTCTCATTGCCAGCCCCAAAGTTACGAGCCAAAGTATCTACATATAAACAGCCTATATCTCCAAACTCATCAGCAACCTGGTGGATATGGTTTATAAGATTTAAATGGTCTTTCTCATCTAAAAACCTTACGCCTCTATCAGATACAAACATTTGAGACTTATGTAAATCATGGCCATAATAATGTTCCCATGCTTGCACACGTCTTGCAATACCTCTTTGTCCTTCGCCCGCTAAATAAATTATAGGGGTTTGTACGGTTTTATGTGATTGCCATGGAATACCTAGCGAAGAGCATAAAGCCATATCAATAGCAACGAAAGATTTACCACTTTTAGGTGCTCCGTATATATCAATAACTGAATCTTTTTCCATAATATCTTCAATAACCCATTCAGGCTCTTGTATATTTGTAATTAAATCAGATATTCTACGCAACGAAAGCGATGGTTTTTTAGGCTTTGATACTTTCGATTCAATATATTCTTTAAACGATTCTTTAGTATATATATTTCTATAGTAAGCATCATATAAATCATCTTTTTCATTTAAAGCTTCAGGCACTTTAGCTATAACAACACTGCAATTGTTTTCAGTTAAGTATTCGCTTAACTCATTAGCGCATTTAAAACCCGCCTCATCGTTATCTGGCCAAATAATAATATCTTTACCAAATATAGGTTGCCAATCCGCTTTTTTCCAACTGTTAACACCACCATGCCAGGTTGCCGTAGGCCCTTCGTATAACTGGTTTGCCCCTAGTGTAGCCTTTTCGCCTTCGCTTATTAAAACAGGTCCGTCACCGTCTTTATAATAAATTGGCATTAAGCCGTCAGGCCTTTTTAAATACCAGTTATCGTTATCTTTACAAAAAGGCGCATATTTTTGCTTAATGCTATGCCCTTCTTTAAATCTCATTACAACGAATGAATCAGTATATTTTAATAATACTTCAGCTTCGTTAGCTAATAAGCGCATTTGCTCTTGTGTGTATTGTTTGTGTTTTTTTGTTGTTTCTAATTTAATAGTTTCTGTAAAACCTGAACCATACATATTTAAGATATCGTTTCTATTTTGATTAAAATGATCTATTAACCATATAACTCCTCCTCCCTCATCTAATTCAAAACTAAAAAACAATCCAGTTTCAAGATCAAGGCACCAACTTCCATTAGTGCCCCATCTGTATTCTGAACTGGACTGCTTAGTAGGTTGACCTAAAAGATGAAGCCCAACTTGAGGAGCCAACTGTACAAAGTCGACTTCTCTCATGATTAAAACGGTAGATCGTCTTCAGTTAATTTTGCAGAAGGATCAAACCTAGGATCACCTTGTTGAGGTGTAATAGTTTGCGAACTAGGGTTAGCAAAATCAAAACCACTGTTTGTGTTTTGCGTTTCTAATACAGGCTCAGCATCCATATCTGTAAAAACAAAGTCTTCTGGTTTATCAACCCATTGCACAAATTCAAACTCAGGAATTGCTGCTTGGCCTACTTTAAACTTTTCAACCTTTGCACCTGTGTATTTAACGTGCACAACTTTTCCAGGATTGGCATTTATGTCATTCCAAAAGGTTGCACATAAAGAATTAAATCCTTGACTTTCACCCCAACTAAATCGTCTCCATAACTTTGCTTTGTGTTCTTTTGTATACATCCAAACACTAAAAGCTCTTTTATGCTCTGAAGTTGGTTGTGATTTAGCTACGCCGGGCTTGTCATCCCATTGCCAATGGTACCCACCTTCGTAAATACCCCATCCAGTTTTAATTGTTGATGGGTCAATAAGTATGTGCACAATATCTTTATGCTCATCCTCGCCTGACATCCAACAATTACTTTGTGAACTATGTTTAATAAAAACATTATCACTACTACCATTAATACCCAATATATCCATATTTTACTCCTTAATGTAATATAGGTTGCGCGTCATTGCGCCATTTTTCAATTAGTGTATATCTAAATTCAGATACATACTCATCAAAACTCATTTTTATTTCAGCATCTGCTTCTAAGTATTCAAGATACTCAAGAACACAGAATTCTGAAAATCTTAATTCTTTATTCGTCTCTGTTGACATAAGCTAAGAAAATATTATTTCTTTTAATTATATCTATAAAATCATTCCAACCGCAAGTAAATATTTTTGCATTATCTTTAGGCTCGTCTTTTAATATAGCCCAAAAGGGCATAGCAACTTCAATTGGCCTGCGATTATATTTATAAACTAATACAGGTATTCGTGTTTCACCGGCTGATACGCACACTTGATCCCACCAACCGGATTTGTAACCTTTACCGTCACTATAGCATTTGCATTCAATTGCATAATTTAAAAAATTGATATCACATTCGCCTTTTTTATACATTTGTTCAAAGTTCCTTGTTATATGTATATCAGCTTTATGCTCTGCAGAAAAATCTTTTAATAGGTTAACAATTGTTCTTTCAAATGCTGCCCCTTTGTTTCTACTATTTACCATTTTTCTTTTCTTTCTTTTTCTTTTTAAATATTAAATCCCAATTAGCATCAACCTTTTTTTTATCTTCAGGCCTTCTTTTTGAGCCTTTGCCTCCGTGCCATTTAGCCATCTTCATTTGATTTTAATTTTTCTTTTAAAAGCTTTTCAACAACAAAAATCATCTTTTGCCCGTTTTTATCGCAATATTGTTTTAATTCTTTATGCGTATCTGGCTTAATCCAAACTGCTTTCATTTGTGTATCATCCATGTTTTTTAATCCTTAGAGTCTTAGCTCTGATTGACCTCGCTTCTTTAGGAGGAGTTATTTTTTCGGGCTGAGGTTTATAGTTAATCATCGGCCACATTACCGTGTGGGTGTTCGTTTGGCCCCCATCAGCGTCTTTAATTAGTTCTTTTAAAGCTAATTCTGCATCTTGTATAGTTACTTGCAAATCTTTAATTAATCTTTTGCTTTCAGTTATTGTTTCGCACAGCGTATCAGCTTTATGCTCTAAACTAATAATATCTTTATTAACATTATTATATACAATGTTTGCATCATCGCTAGTTGTAGGCGGATAATATAATTTATTTTTTACTCTATGATCAAAATCTAATACTAACGAGTTTAATTCTTTTTGAAACTCAGGTTTCCTGGAGTATAAATAAATCCTAAAGTCCGTTGATTGCCATAGCACTATAACGGCAGCCCAGCTATAACCCGTGCATTCCATTAATCCTTTGGCTTGCAATACGCCTCGCCACTCTTCCAAATCGTTAGTAGCTATATTCCTTGTGGCTTTGCACTCTATAACACCAGGACCATCTAAAACTATTGTTTCTTGTTCCGGAATAATTACATGATCTAAATCGCCGTTTCTAAATGTAACTTCTTTAGCTATACCAGTAGCATCTAAGGAGCCCGCAAGGGGGAGTGTCGAATGTAATACAGGCTCCTCATAGTCTACTTTTACGCTATCAAGGCCTAATATATTTTTAGCCTCTTCGCATAAAACTGGTTCAAGTAAATCACCCATGCGTTGTAGCATGAGTTGTGGTGTTTGTTCTGGCAAGTCCCCTTCACTTGCTTTGATAGCAGTGTCAAGCCATTGATTTCTTGTTTGATATTGACTAATACCTTTTATATAAGGTAGCGTTGAGCAGCTTGCTTGATCGTATCTTGTTTTTTTACCTACCATTTTATTAACTCCTATAATATAAATCAGCAATTTCCATTAAAGACAAATCGCTTGGTATTGTATGCACTTCTTCAGCTTTGCCAGGTTTTTTGTTAATAACCTTCATACTGTTATCGTTATAAATAGTTTTAACATATTTATTAACCCCATAATTATTTACTTCAATCTCTTTAACGCCTTGGGACCACTTAACAATTTTTTGTATATCAGTTACAGGAATCATAAGTACGACCTATGTATTGCTTTTACTTTTTTATAGAAAGATATAAAATCTTTTTCACTATAATTAGCATCATCATAATGAAAAACTGTTGACTCTACAGGGTTTTCAATAGGGTTATCTTCAACAACCCTTAAAAACCATAATAAAAACTCAATTTCTTTTTGATTAAATTTACGTTGATTCAAATTAATATTCACTGTACTACCCCCATTAAATAAGCAATTTCGGTTAACGACTCTCGAACTTTATGTTCGCTTTCACCAACTTGTACTTTTGTTTCGCCTGTTAAAAAGTCTTTGTAGTAACCTCTTATTTCTCGCTTAGGTAAAGAGATTTGCCCTCCGCCTATAATGTTTAATATTACTTCCATTGTTTACCTCCTCTTAATTCCCAATCCATATTGTGATCAGCAATTCTGGTATCTTGATTCCATTCGTACACTTTACCGGTGCCAATATGTTTAACATGGTTTATTAATTGTGCTTCGGCATTTGTTTTAGGCATATCTACAATTTCAAATTTATTGCCAATTTTTTTTGCAGGAGCAAAGTTTTCGTATTTTAAAATAGTTTGAAAATCTTTATAGCTTTTTTCTATAGGCATTTTACTTCCCCTTCTTTTTAGTTAGTTTTACTTCGTGACCCTGTTTGATTAACCTAGCTCTTTTCCTAGCCATATAAAATAAGTCTCTTGTCTTAATTGCAACTACCCAACCTAAGCTAGGTAGTTTTACTTGTAAAGTGTATCTAGTCATGTTATTTAACTCCTTAATTTTATTTAACATACCCCCATTATACAAGGCTAATATATGTTTGTATACCTTTTTATATATATTTATGCATGTTATATAAAGGCTCAACAAAGTAAAATAAACAAGAGGCCGATATATAAATATGCATACTCCTTAACTCAATATCTCTGTATTTAGTCGGCCTCATTCAAAAAAATTGGTCTAATAATAGGAACAGACGATAAGCTATCTAAAGTGTCTTTAAATGTATCAATTTCTAAAGTAGGGGTGATAATTTTTTTATCAAATGTGAAGTAGGTCTGGGAGCTTGTATTCGGCTTAAAGAAAATTCGTTTATCAGGCATAAACACAAAAGCAATAATATCATAATGATAATGCTTATATATTTGGCTTTGGTTTCTTGAATTTTCAGTTGCAAAAACATATTTACCTTCAGGCGATACATTTCGTGCTTTTACTTGCACAGTGTATTTAGCAGACCCTAATTCGCATATTAAATCTGCTGGATGTTTTTCTTGGCATGGAAAACAAAAATCACAATACTCTAAAAGAAATGTTTGCGCTAGCGATTCAGCTAATGCTCCTAATCTTGAATTTGCTTGGTGCTCTTCGGCTGTTTTTTGTGATGGCATTTTTTTAATTCCTCTGAATTAAATATAGCTCGTCTTCCAACCTGCTCCGCATATTTTGAATCAAGCAGTTCGTCCCCTGCTTTTTCCCATTCACCTAATTCCATATATGCACGCGTTTTACGAAATGCAAGCCATGTGTTTATACCCATATTAAAAACTAAATCCACTACAACCATTTGGGCTCGCTCAGGGAATGTTTTATATATAGGCCAGTGCGTATCTAATTTTATAATAACATTTTTAATATCATTATCTAATAAAAAATTAGCCTCTTGTTCTGTAATGCCGTTTGATTCTAAGTTCCTACCGATACCTATACTTATAAATCCTTGCGAACATTCATACGGTTTTAAAACTAAACCTTCCCAGTCAAGTAGTCTTTTTTTTACGCTGTCAAGCATATTATTTGCTGTGAACGCCTTTGAATTTTTCTGCTGTTCTAAGCGATGACATGCCCAGCAACGATAGAAGTATTGTTGTAAGTTGTGAAAAATCAAACTCAAGAGCTTCAAGTTTTAAATCTGCTCCATTGACTACAGCTATCCAAGTTGCAATAGGCAAGATAATGTAATGAGTGCAAAGGCTAAACCCACAAACATATCCAATACAGGGTCTCCATGACGATACAAACCAGTTCCCGTTCTTCGCTTCTTCAGCATTAAGGCTAATTTGTGCTTTATCAAGCGATATAAGTTCTTTTTGTAAGTCATGTGATAATTGTTCTTTTAAATCTTTATCCTGAACAAATTTATCCAAGACGTTATTTGCTACTTCAGCAATTTTGGTAATACTCAAAATAAGCCTTTTACTATTAAGGTAAATAATGCAACTACTATTGTAGTAAGACCACCAACCAACCAAGCTTTTGTGCTATTAACTGAGCTTTGCAGGTCATCAGTTTTTCGGTAGATGGTCTTCCAACGCTCTTGGCAAATCGCATCATGCTTTTCTAAATCTGATGCTACTGATGCGATTGTCTTACGTTCTGCCATTATTATTCCTCTGTTACTTCCTCTTCTACAGTTTCAGAAAATGCTTTGACCTGTAGCTCTCTATAGTCAGCAAGAATTACATATCTTTCATAAGCAGATTGTAGTTCTTGTAACTCTCTTTGAGCTACATTTAATTTGCCAGCTATATTTGCCTGATCTTCGTTTAAATCTTCTGCTTTAAAGTCTCTGCCATTAAAGCTGATGATTACATTATTTTCTATTTGTTTTTCATTACTCATAATATTCTCCTTAAAATTATATTATAAATTATTTTAATTCAAAAAAGTATAAAAACTTATGACCATAGTGCAGTTGCAATAGTCTGTACTAATTGATCTTCCTTAGAAACATCATCGCCTTTGCTGAAATGCAAAACCTTAGTAGCAGTTACTGGTAACTGGTCATCTTTTGGGTCATCAAACAAATCGTTATATACCACCATTAGTGTTGGGAATGTTTCTTGTCCCTCTTCTGCTGGTTGCGCTGGATAAGTTTCTACCCTTTGTACTGTTCTTGTTAATGAAATTGCCATCTTTATTTTCCTATATTGTTGTTATTATAAAGGCTAAGAGTTCATTATATCTCACCCCAAGCCTGGTTTGTTCTACACCATCACCATCTTCCCAAGTGCTAGAGATAAACATCCCATAGTCACTTGCATCCAATCCTTCTGCTGTAAATGCATCTTGTAAGTCTTGAGCTATGACTCCAAAATGATATCTAGCTGTTTCATCAGAATCAGAATTATCATCTTTTTCTGCTACTGAATCTTGCCATCTAAATCTTCTTATTAAACCTTTACACGCTGTAGCAACTCTCTGCTCTGCATCTGTTAAGGCTTGTATATCTTGTTTTTCGTTTTCATCAGAAGTTTGAATAGTGCCATTAGTTGCATAGATGTCATCAAACCTTGCACCTGAGTAACCAAGGTCTATAGCGTTATCTCTATACGCTCCAGTACCACTACAGGGTGCTATTCTTGCGGTATTTATGTAATCCCAAAAAGCTAAACCGACTTTACCAGTAGTTGTGCCATTGGCTATATACAACTCATTAGCATTATCTTGTGGTTCTTGTATTCCTATAACTCCGCCAACCGCATTATCTTTTCTTAGTTCTAATAAAATGCCATCGCTAGTTTTTCTGTTAAGTAATAAAGGCAAATCACCATCTCTAACAATGGAAACAAAATCATTAGTGCCATCTATTCTTATTCCGTTTGTTGTATTGTCTGCAACAGTTTTACCAAATAAAGAAATGCCTGTACTTGTAATAGCACCACCATCTATAGTTCCTGCGAAGGTAGCACCCGTTGTAGTAAATGTAGCTACAGTTGATTGCGCTCTCTGTAAAACTAAATCTTCGTTATAAGAAGAAATAATCCCCTCATCTACTACTAATCTTTTACTAAAATAAAATCTTGGTCTGTCTGTATAAAAATGACTATAACCTGCGTTACCTGCACCTATTTCTGTGTAACCACTATTTGTTTGTATTTTTAATCTATTGCTGGTATCGGCTTTAGATAATTTTGTTAAAGAATCTTGAAGCAGTAATTCACCTGCAAAGGTAGTATTACCCGATGCATCTAAAGTAATTCTGTTAGCTGTTGCAGTAACATCTCGTATTATAAAATTAGTACCGCTAACATACTGCTGATAAGAACGTGAACCACCTTCTAAACGAAATACAGGTGTGGTTGCATTTAAATGCAAAAGCTCTTGTGGCAAATCAGTTCCAATTCCAACGCTGCCTGATGAGTTTATGGTCATAGCTCTTGAAACTGATGAATCATCTCCTGCTGTGTAAAATGCTAAAGAAGTTGCAGCATTAACATCAGAAGAGCTTTCTCTAAGTGCAGCAATAGAAGCACCCTCTTGTGTTGTTTGGTTGCCTTCAGGCACATAAAAAGAAAGTTTAGTACCATCACCTGCAACAAGGTCGCTTATTTCAGGGGCTTCTGTTACTTGCAGTCTTAAGACTTCTGTAGGAGTACCTGTTCCGCTTGTAGATAATGTTTCTATGTGTAAAGGAACACTTGGATTATCAGTTCCAATTCCAACTTTTCCGCTAGCGTTTATGGCAAACCTAGTTACTCTAGACGCCCCAGATTTAACATTACCTGTTTGCGTTGTGGATTGATTTATACAAAAATCACCATAGGCATTTACATCATTTTGAATTGCCCATGACCGACTTCCTGCACTTGCGGTTGAGTATGGGAAAATAGCACCACCGTCATTAAAAGCACCCTTACCAACTTTTAGCCAACCAGAGCCACCAAAATCTAGCTTTTCACTTGGCGAAGTTGTCCCCAAGCCCAACCTCTCAGCACTAGCATCCCAAAATAGTTTTGCTGTTGTTCCAGTGTCTTCGTAGAATGAGATGTCTCCGTTGTTGGCTATTTGAAGCCTAGTATCGCCATCAGTATATAGCTTTATAGCACCTGAGCCTGAACCTGACTGATAAACAACAAAATCTTCAGTAGTATCTCCGCTTATACCTACATTCCAAGGAACAGAAGATACTATGCTTTCAAAACTAATTTGAGAGCCATTGTTTGTACTATCAATAGCGATACCAGTAATACTGGTTGTGTTTACATCTATAGTCCCATCTACAGTCAAACCATCAGCAGTTACTGTTCCCGTTACATCAAAACCAGTCGCTGTACTTTTCGCCTTGATATCACCTGTGTGGTATAGCTTAACGCCATTAGAATAATCTGCTGTTAGATATGTCTGTGAACCTTGACTAACACCTGATGTTAAATTTACGCTAGTAGAACCTGTATAAAAAGTGTTTCCAGTACCAATAAAATAACTATTAGAGCCATTAAAATATATCTCAGTATCATTTCCAGTTCCCAAGTATATTTTCTTATTATCACCAAGACTTATATCACCAACTACACCTAAAGTAGCACCATCAAAAGTTAAGCCTGATTCACCATTAATAGTAGTTCCACCAGTCGCTGTAAGAATTCTGTTGTTAGCGTTGTTAGAAATAGATGTAACTGCACCTACGTCATCGTCTGACCATATAAGGGTACTTCCTGTAGATGGCACTTTTAAAACTTGACCAACTGTTCCAGATATATTTGGAATTATGTAATTATTACCAACGTCTATTGTGCCTTCAACAGCAAGATCACCAGTTGTTAAAGATACATCGCCTGCAAAGGTAGCGTTTGTATCATGGTCTAATCTTAATGCTTCGTCTAAAGTGGAATTATTTTGCGAGACATTGAAAGATAGTCCTGTACTTGAATCTGAATCACCTGACATTTCCCTTCTAGCTACAATAGAAGCACCTGTTAGACTGTCACCTGCTGAATCATTACCTGCTAACTTAAATTGGATTCCTATGCCTGATGCTGTAGTTTGATTTACAGTATTACCTGTATCTATTCCTGCAACTGTTAAAGGAAAATAAATAGTATCAGCAGTTATGTCTTTAGTAGCTGTCATAACACCACTGGTGATAGTTCCTGTAAAGGTAGCGTTGCCTGAAGAATTTAAAGTAAATACCGCACCTGTACTTGCTTGTCCATTTTCTCTAACACCAAATTTTAAACCATACCCAAAATCCCCTGAATTTGCATTTTCTTTATATCCTTTAATATAAGAACCGCCACTTACAGCATTTGTTCCTTGATAATAACTAGAAAAAACAATAGAACCGCCTGTGTCTGCGGCTAAACTTCTTGTATCAACTAAATACAGGTTAGAATTACCGCTTGTAGGAATATTTGCTCCACTTCTGCGACTATCTATTAAGCCACTAGAAATAGTGCCTATATTGGTTAAGTTACGAGAGGAGTCTATTACATCAGTTCCATTTATTTGGATATTACCTGTTTTGGTATTTAAATTTCTTTTTGCAACCAAATCCCCTGAAGTTGTTAATGCAAAAGCATCATCGCCAAGTGCAGTTGAATAGATATGATAATCAAGAGTTGATGCTATCCCATTGGTAGTTCTTATTCCTGTATACCAGTAATTTGCAGTATTATTTTTATATCTAGTCATGGCTTCATAAGTGCCGTTACCAGTTACCCTTAAATAATTATCAGTAGCTGCGGCTACTGAAAACTGACCTGCTAAATTTGCACCTGCATTGTTAAAGTCAATTACATTTGTCCAAGTTCCACCACTATCATTAACCCAAATATCAAGAACACCATCTGTACAATCAATAGCTGCGTATGGATTATTTCCAACACCATACCAAGTGCTTACACTATTATTAGCACCATCAAAATATATAGTTCTATTTGTGCCTTGTGCTTTAATGACATTACTAAATTGTTCTCCTGCGGGAGTATCATCACCACCTGAGCCTTTAATTTGATAAGGAATAATATTGCGAGAGGAATCTATTACTATTGTGTCGGAATTCCCCATGGTAAGAGAGCCAACTCTAATATTTATATTTCCATCATATTGCTCATAGCCTGTTCCATCCCAAGAAGCACGAATATTGTTATAACCACCACTTCTATTAGTATCTTCTAAGACCCAAAGATTGTCACCATTTTGACCTATATGCCATGCTGTACTTGCATCACTATCTTTAAAATAAACAGCAGGATTAGTACCTACTAAATCAATCCCGCGGAAATCACTTGCACCAGTTCCATTCACTGTAACTGTTCCTGCAAAGGTGGTATTGCCACTAGTATCAATAGAAACACTAGGTGTTGTACTTGTGGCTGATTGACCTATATGAAATTCTAGGGTTCTATCTGTTCTTATAAATGAATTAGCATCTCCACCACCAATCATACCCATACGCATGAAGGAGTTACCTTGCTGACCATTGTTAATAATTATTTGACCTGTATCACCGCTTATTTGATCAACTAAGTTTAATGAACCATCAGATGTGATAATGTTACCATTTTGGACAATTAGTCCATTTTTAATTCTAAAGTCTTTTTGTGTTGCCATCTTCCCTATCCAATGTGCTTACTATTATTGTTAATATCAGGTTTCTATTCCTGATACGCTAAATTTAAATTCTGTTGATGCAGACTGATTGGGGTCAACCAACAATCTAATATTTCCACCTGAAATATCAGCATCAAAAGTTGCTAACGAGCTATTTGAAAATATCGTTGCATATTCCGTCATATAAACTGTAGTTCCGTTATGTGTTAAAAGTATTTCTGTTGCGTGAAAATTAGTGCTTGATTTGATTTGAACTAATACTTTTATAGTTCTATAAGTTGTTGCAGAAGCTAGTATTCTATTAGTCTGTGAAGCACTTGTAGTTGTTAGAGTTGCTACATCTTGACCTATTAAGGCATGACCTACCCTTATGGTAGAAAAGCCTGATATCGTTTGTCCTGACTGGTCTGCACTTAAACCACCACTTAACTCAAGTAGTCCAGAAATAGTAGCATCGCCTGTTATGCTTACACCATTTCCTGTAACTACAAATCTATTTGTAGTCCCTATTCTGTTTACTATTGCGTCTGATGACGAATAAAAAGTAAAGGAATCAGCACTATCTGCATTTTGTGTTTGTATTGCGAAAAGTGTTGCATCATTACTATCTTTAAAAAGTATTCCATGATCATCATCATCTGATGTGTCTTTTAATATTAAAGTCGGTGATGCGTGTTGTATTTTAAATTGATTAGAATTAAAGGTAGCATTACCTGTTGATGTAATAGCACCACTATCTATAGTTCCTGCAAAGGTAGCTGTATTATTGCCATCAAGCCTAAGTGCTGTAGTTACGTTAGAACCATCATAAGTTTGGAAAGATAAAGAATAATTATTAACCAAGCCTTCTATTATTCTTGCATCTCCATTCGCCCAATCCAACATTCCACCTGAAGGCAAATCATATTCAGTTGCATATACTGCACCACTACTTGTAATTGCACCACCAAAAGTAATTCCATTATTTTCAGCAGTAACATTTACATAAGAGTTGCCATCATACCAAGCGTGTCTAAAGTTAGATGTTGACTGGTCGTGTTTAACTCCATACCAATGTAATCTTGCAAACTGATTTGTACCTCCTTCTTGTCTAGCATCTGCCCTTTGATGTGATCTATCTGTATCGCTTTGATACCATCTTTGAGTTCCGTCTACACTTAATGTATCTACATTAGTAAGGCTATTACCATGTAAATTAAAAGTTCCAAGAGAACTAATAGTTAATCTATTTGTAGTTATACTTCCATTTGAAGCGACTATAGATATACCTCCATTTGAGGTATTATCACGACAATTTATAATAAGATTTGAGCCACTTTGGTAAATTCTACCTAATTGATTTGTACCATCAGTATCACTTAATGTAAGCATTGGGCTTGAAGCTTCAACAGTCAAACCATCACTTGTAACTGTTCCTGTTACATCTATAGCACCTGAATTGATAGTGCCAACAGTTATATTTGGCGTACCTGATAAGCCTATTGCAGTTATACCTAGTGCATTTATTTCAGCCTGAGTTTGATCTGTAGTTGCATTTGCTTCTATACCATCTAGCTTATTTCCATCATCTGCTATGTCTCTGCCATCAACTGTGCCTGTTACGGTTATATTTCCTGCTGATAGATCGTTTCCTGCTAAATGGATAGCCTTCCAAGAACCCCAAGCACTAGAACTTGAGCCATATCTTGTTTGCAAGTTACCTGCTTGATCGTATGCTATTTGTATTGGATATCCACCTGATAGGTCTGTGCTACTACCATATGATCTAAAAGTTAAAACACCTGCATAACTTCCACTGCCTGTAAGACCTATTGTAGTTTGTAATTTAAAATCAACATATAAGCCCTTATTTCTAGCAGAAGGTGAGCTATTAACATTTCGTGAATCTAAAGAAATAACGCTATTTGTTGAGTCACTTGATTTTGTAGGAGTATAGCCATTGTAACTAGCTATATTAGATAAGTTTCTTGCTTGATCAAACCATTGTGCTGTGCCTGTTAGGTACGCACCTGTGCTAGTTATAATAAAATAGTTGTTTGTATCTCCTGCACCTAAAGACAAATTACCTGAAGATTCTCTGTTGTAAACAAAAGCACCATTACCTGATTTTTGTAATAAGAAGCCATCAGATGTAGCTGTTCCATTATCTCTATCAAAGATATACATGAATCCTGAACTGCCAGTAGCACCTACAATTTTTATATTATCATTTGCAGTAATAACGCCTGTGCTTTCAATACTCCCACTATCTATAGTGCCTGTTACTGTTGTATTAGAGCCAAGAGTAATTGCTGAACCTGTGTCTGTAATATTTGAATCATCTAATATTGAACCGTTAAATTTAACAACTTTATTTGTAACAATATTTGTGACACCCAATGAACTAGCACTAACAGTTCCTGTGGCTGATATGTTTCCTGCAACTGATAACTTTTCACTTGGATTTGATAGACCTATACCCACTCTACCGTTAGCAGGAACATAATTAAATCCACTACCTTTAGCAACCCAGCCTGTAACATTACTATAAAAAGCTACATAATTCCCTGTGCCACTGCCGTCTCCATTGTATTCAAGTATGAAAGCATCATTATTATCTTCTCTAAACTTAATTTTTGGTTTATTGCCTGCATTATCATATAAATCAACAGTTCCGTTTGTACTTGTAATACTACCTGTTGTGCTAATAGAGCCTGTAGCATCAATAGCACCTGAATTGATACCACCTGTTACATTTAAAGGATGCGAAAAGTTAAAGCTATCGTTAGCTGTATTCCAAGTTAAGGTAGCGTCTTGGGTAGCACTTACAGCATCTTGAATAGTAATACCTGCACCATTTGCATTAGCTGAAGTATCACCAGTGCCATAATTTAAAGTAATGTTTTTGTCTTTAACATCTAGGTTGGCTGTGTCTATAGTTGTGGTTGTGCCTTGAACATCTAGGTTGCCTTCTATTACAACATTAGATTCAAAAGTAACATCATCTTCAAATGTTTTAGAACCTCTTACTGTAGTTCCTATATCTAGTGTAAATGTAGCATCACCTGAAGCAAAAGAAGCACCACCTGTAAGACTGCCACCTGATGTATTTATAGTTACACCTGTAATATCTCCTGCACCTGTGTCTACTACTGCACCATTCCAGTATAAAGAACCACCTACGTTATAAAGTTTATTGGTGGTGGTAGATGGTGCTGAGCCTTGAGTTACTTCAACTATTGGTGTTGTTGCTGAACCTGCTATTGTAGTTTTAGATAATTCAACTCTTGATAAATCATTCTGATTTGCATCACTTGAAAAATACAACTTAAGAGGAGTTGTTGTTTTTGCTTTTATACCAACAGTGGAATTTGTAATAGTAGTTTCACCACTTATTGTATAAGTTGTTTCAGGTGTTCCAGTGCTTACATGCCCTGTTGTCCAGTCTCCATCAAGCTCAATAAAGCTATCATTGTATGAAGCATTTATATCATTACCATAACGAATTTTAAAACTTCCTAAAGCATTGGATTCATCACCTAAAACTATCGCATTACTAGCTGAAGATGTTATATACAAACTAACATCATCTTCATCACCATTTCCTAAATAAAAATAATTAGTATTACCACCTGCATTCCAATAAAACTTACCTTCTAAATCAAGCTGATTGTTAATTTTAAAAAAGTTTCCATCTTGCCCAGCTGTTGTTCCATAGGCAACCAATGTAGATAAAACCTCTCCATTTACTGTAATCACACTTGCATCTAGCGTTCCTGTAACAGTTGCATTTTGCACATTTAAAGAAGTTGCGGTAATAGAGCCTGTTACATTTGCACTTGTAGCAGTCATAGCACCTGCTGTAGTTACTACAAAAGCACTTGAGCCTATGTTTAAACTACCTGCATCAATATCACCCAAATTGCTATTTATAGCAGCTAAATCAGTAACAGTAATTTTATCCGCACCAATAGTTCCTGAAGTTATATTATCTGCATCTAAGTTGGTAACAGTAATAACTGAAGCATCAATAGTTCCTGCTGTAATTTTGTTTGCTGTTAAAGAGTTAATCTTTGCATCAGTAACATTACCATCTAGTATCTTAGGTGTTGTAATCGCATCATCTGTTATCTTGTCTGTAACAACAGCATCATCTTGTATGTCTGCTGTAGCTGTTGGTGGATTGCCAATGGTAAACGACTTTACAACAGCATTAGACTCAATACCAACTCCATTAAAAGAAGTTATATTTGCATTGTAATTACCAACAGCAAGAAAACTTAAATCTACACTATTTGTATCAACTAGTTTGCTAAATACTTGTACTGGTGGGTTTGCTGTATCTTCTACATCTACTCTATATTGCCTTACAGGAAAATCAGTTGGTTCAGTCCAAGTTAAAGTAGGCCTGTTGATTGATGAAGCATCTGTGTCTGTGAATACGATACTATTTGCTTCAGGTGGATGTATAGCACCTATAGTTGGTGGCTTGGCTATAATTGTTGTTGGTTCTTGAGCTGGTACTTCCCATGTATAAACATCAAAGTATTCAATTAAACTAACAGCAACTAACCCATTAGCTTGTAACTCTAATGCTTCTACTCTGCAAATTTTTGCATTAAAATTTAAAGGTAGGTAAGTAAGGTCAACAATATCACCTACATTTAATTTATACATCTCAGGAGTTCCTAAGAACTGCATAGTAGTCTGATTTCTGCTTCTAGTTAAGATAGCCTTACCCATGTTGTAAGCAATGTATGGGTCTGTTACATAAGGGAATTCAGCTTTAACTTCTAATATCTCACCATCATCTGAATAATATTCAGGTGAAGCATCATGTAAAACTGTGGCTGTATCTAGTTCATATTTCTTATTAGCATTAAAGAACTCAATGACAACTTTGTTGGCTCTTTTATCCTTATTACCATAATCAACCGATATACCAGCATCGCCTATAATATGGTCATCAGTAATACTAAATGTAGAAGTGCCTGTATCTTCTATTTGTAATTCATATTTGCCATCAATATAAGTAAAGATACCACGCATGTTTGCAAGTAATTCTTTAGCGTTATCCATGACATTTTTATTAGTGTCAATATAACCATTACAATGAAATCTTTTAGTTCTACCTTTTATTGTTCCAGCTTCATTAGTGTAATCTTCTGATAAAATATCATTAATATAAACTCTGTTCTCTTGGGTTTGGTCATAAAACTCGTAACTTGTACTATCCTTAATATCTGTTTCATCAATAACCAAATCACCATCTGAGTCTCTTATATCTAAGACTTCATCTATTTTATTTTGAAACCAATCATCATAATCATTGATAACAATATAATCATTACCTGTATCGCCACTCCATGTAAAACTCTGATAACTTCCATTGTAGTAAGGTTGATCTACTAAAGTGTCGCATTTATCAGCAGCAGTTCCTATAGCAGTCATGTTGATTTGTGATGTTGCTAAACCTTTACCATATTCATCATTTTGTATGTAGTCTAAGAAACATAAAGCTGAATTGCTTGACCATTTTGTAGAATTATCTCTTGGGTCAAAAACCCTCTTACCTCTAACTTGTACTGTTATCTGTGGCACGCCTTTGTACATACCTTTCTTATCGTAATCAAATGAAGCAGCTATATAGCATATTCCATTTAATTTATGTGCTGTTGTCCATTGTGAACCAATAGATGCTGAAAGCATTGGGTCTACTGTTTGTGAAGATGCTCCATGATGTAGGTTAAAAACAAAAGAATATCTAAGAGCTGGATTTGTTCCCAAGTTACCAGCACTAGAATATTGATTATCTCCAACTTGCGATGCAGTATTTAGAGGTCTATGGTTGTTATAACCTGTTTGCCCATATCTATCTGAGCCTACATACCCACCGCCTTTGTAGATATTTCCATCATAAATGCTATTGCCATCAATCTCTATTGAGTTTGGAATAATCTCATCACATTCACCAACAGCTAATGCATAAACAACAAACAAATCTTTTGACCTGTTTTGTGCTGTGTCCATATAAACAATTTGTGCACCAACCCTTCTTGTTCCATATATGACTGGTATCTTGCCACCAGCAGCAGTTTTGTTAGCTAAAATGTCCTGACCTTTAGCCAACATTTGTTTTGCTTGTAGAAACCCTTTAACACCTGTATATAAGGTGTACACTTCTAATGCAAATCTAATAGGATTAGCTGTAGCGTAAGCTGTTACAGCTTTACCAACAGCAACAAAAAAATCAACAACTGCCTTCCAAACCATTAGCTACCCCACCTTACATCTGATTTTACTTGTGTAGCAAACTCTAAACCCTTATCGCCTGAATACTCTGCTTGTTGAGATTCATCTGAATAATGTCTGCCTTTTGTTAAATTCCAATTTGCCCAATGAGAAGCCACAGTCATAAATAATGTAGAGTTATTTGCACTTTCTGATATTGATACATTTCTAATTTGACCTGTGAAATAACTTATAGCACCTACTAAAGTTTCATTACTGTTAAAGTAAGCCAAATATATTTCTACAGTTTTATCTGTAAATGCACCACTTTGTACAAGATTTCTTACTTGATTAGTAACATTTGAAAAGTTAAGACTGATTTCATCTACTTGTAATTGACCTGTTTCTGCAACTGAGTCTACTGTTAAAAAAGAGCCACCAGCTTCATAAGAATTAGAATCATAAGTAACATTTGAATACCAATCAGTTAGTCTTATGGTTGTAGATAAACCTAATTCAACAAGAAATGCTGTTTTGGTTTCTTGTGCTGATACTTGTGTTTGTAAATCTGTTGATAAGGTTCTTGGCATTATGTTATTACCTCTCTAACATCAAATGAAATGCTGTAAAAACCACTAGCATCTGTACTATACATAATATCATTATTTTCAAGATATACAGTAAAAGATGGCTTGTTTACAGTTACAGCTTCATTATTTGCTAGAGAGCTAACAAGATTTGGAGATATTTTTACAGCAGACTGGCCTACTGATGCATTTTCATTTTCTTGCACCATATATACTTTTGAATGATTCGCGAATTTAATTAGATCACCAGCTTTAAGAACGCCTGTAGTTGCTGAAAAGCCATCCATATTAACAGTCTCAGCACCTGCCGAATGTGCGGTGTTTACGAGTATGTCTGTTTCGTTTTTACTTGCACCTAAATTATCTAATGGTGCTTGTATTGTAAAGTTACCAATAGCACCTTTTTGTTTTTGTAAGAAAGCAAATATCTCTTGTGCTTTCTCTTGTTGTAATGGTGGCATTTGAACTGTAAATGAAAAATACTGAGAACCTATTTGTCTTGCAGACTTTTTGCCTGATAGTGTTTGATTCAGTAATGTAGGCCTGTTGTCTTGAAAGTTTATTGACCTAAAGTTTGGGTCTGTTGGAAATGCACCGCTCATTACACTATTCCCATTTTGCCTTGAGTATTCATAGCATTGTTAATTATTTGTGTTATTAGTCCTTTTCTTGATGTTAGTAACTGGTCAAATCCAGCAGCATCAACTGTTGATATGTTGAAGTTTACTGTAGCACCCATTCCTTGTCCTTTTGTGTGGTCTACAACAGTTTCATTTGGATGTAGTATTGCTGGGAAGCCACCTTTACCATCTATACCACCAGCTCTTGCACCCATACCTGTATAACCACCACCATCTGCTGAAAACAAATCTCCAAAACCTGAAAAAAATGATTCAGCACCTGAGGTAAGTGGTTTAATTATCATTTGCTG